GCAAGAACAGGTTCGTCATTATCGGAGACGGTACCGTCCTCATCCAATACGAGGATTGGTGCTGGTCTTGCTCGAAGACCTGTTGGTTTCGTGGCTGCCTTCTCATCATTTTGTTGCACTTGAACGATGATGGGTTGGCTTGCTTGCGGAATGCTGATGGGGAGTTGGTTGGGTCTTCTCTTCCGTTTCGGAGGGGCGTTCTTCTTGAAAGTGGTGTCTTCGGACCCATCTTGATGATGGAAGTAAATTGCTTCTCCTGCTACGGCTCTAAGAGTCGACTCGGCCTCCTCCTGGTCCACAAAACATCCTGGGAGGTTCTTTGATATCTGTGCTAGTGCCCTTCTTACCCCTTTTAGCACAGTTCTCAAGGCCTCCTGCTTGAGCTTTTGTGGATCCACAGGGACCTGGTATGGCCAATTGAGACTATGGAGCAGTTTGCGTCGAAGGCCTGCATTTATGTGGGTACTAGTGCGTATGAGCGTCACAAGGTCTTGCTCTTTTAGCAGTCGTTTACCTTCCTTGACGCGCGCCCGCGCGGCACGTTTCAGTGCGTGCTTGTTAAGGCGTGGTCCGTCCACGCACTGGTTGGGTCGTAGGCGATCCATTGCAATTTGGATGCTGGTTATCGTATCCCTGATCGGAATGTCCTCCCAGCTCTTCCTCTCTTTCGTACATATAGCGTGTAACCCGGCGGCAGCATGCTTGATGAGCTCCCTCTCATTAGGGGGGCGCAAGCTTTGTTGCCTAACCGGGCCATGCTTAATGTATGAAGTGAGTAGGTAGAGCGAGGACAGACCTTTCGGGGCGTGACCATCTCCACCTGCAATGGGCGGGCCGGCTATTGTCGGCTTGTAAGTCGCTAAGACCCTCTTCGTCGCTCTCTGGATGGCCCCTTTCGATGTTCGGATGATTTCATTTTGGCGGATGATAGTGCTTGGATCCTTCGGGAACCCTCTATCTTTTGCCCCCGTGATCTCGCTGATCTTTGGAAGGGGTCGGAAAGAGACTGCTCCTGTCTTTCCCCTGCGCACCACTAGGTTCTCGCAAAAGACGCCATTGGACCCGCTGTATGACTTTCCCCGATTGAGTACTAGTCCCAGATCCAAAATTGTTTGCTCATATGTGGCGATCTGCCCTCTTGTCCAGAGGGCGATTAGATCGTCTCCACATATGGCAAAGGATTCGAACTTTCCGGCTCGTCGTGCAGCGAAGGCGTTGATAATGGAGAGGATCGGCCATGTAGCGCCAAGGCCCATATGGACTCCGTTGGTGGTTTTCGAACCGTCACTCTGTTCCATTGGGCCCACGAGCGCCATGGTCGCCTCTCTGTCCTCCTCAGACCACTCATGGGTGAGACTCCTCAGTACTGCCTCGGCAAGATCGTGTTGGATGT